TGTAGTGCTAATTCTGGATTCCAAAATTGTTAAATATTGACTTGTTTTTTCAACCGATTTCAAATATCTTTCAACATCATTATCACTTCTTTTAATAAAATCTAAATAATTATATCCATTGTTATTGTTATTGTTATTATTATTATTATTATTATTATTGTCAACTTCTTTAACAATTTGTTCTAAACAACAAGTATTCGCTATAGAAGCACTCATTGCGATATTTGCGATTTCATTTTCAGTAATTACATTATTAATTGTTTTAATAAATGTTTGAGAATTATATTCATTATTTTGTTTTCCAATATTTATCATTTTTTGAATTGTTTTACTTGTTGCTTGGTCAATTTCTGATTTCTTAAGAACTTTTTCTGGTTCCCAATCTATTGAATGATGCTCTAAAGGAGGTCTATATCCTTTCCAGAAATTTGTTTCGTGTTCTGAAAAATCTACAATATTATCTATCTTATTACTCTTGTTTTCAAGAGCAACTTCTAATAAATTTCTAACAAATTCATTATTATTAATCATAAATTCTAATCTATTGTTAAATTTATTCTTAATCGTTTCTTCCTTTTCTAAATATTTTTTGAATTCAGGTTCAGTTGAAATTTGTTTTAACATACATAGCATCATTTTAACACCTGTATCACTTTTTTCGTCTGTTATTAATGGATATCCATAATAATTAGTATTACAATATTTATTATTAATTTTATAATCTGTTGAAGAAGTTTGTAATAATATTAAATATCTAACTGCAATATCACATGCCATAGACCGCTTATATTCAAAATCTGCGAATGGTAGTATAATTTTTTGATCAGATTTTTTAGCAACTAATGCTTTAATAATTTGAGATTTTTCTACAAAATCATAACTTTCAAGGAAATCTATCATAACTCTTTCATCGGTTGATGTTATTTTATTTTTTAATCCAGACAAATTTTTTAAACTGGAATAAATACCAATCTTAAAAGTATTCATATCATCTAATATCAAATTCTTCATATAATCACCGAATGGGTCTTCTTCAACTGTTTTTACCTCCATAACCTCTCTATTAACTGCACGCTTTCCTTCAGCACCAACAACTCTAACAAACGCAGCAATGTCTTCTGGGTCTTTATTTAATAAGTGTTCCCCGCAGATTTTACAATAAAATGTTTTCTCTTTTTCAACAGCAAATATTCGAGTAATAGCTTCAACGTCAATCTCATCAGTTTCTGATAATTGATGAACACCGAACATATAATGTTTACATAATAATTGCTGATTACAGATATAACATTCCGACCAATTATCATCATTTGCAACAGATAAAACATTAATATCATAATCTCTTTCTTGATTTAAAAATTTCTTAAATATAACATTCGCAAAATTATATTTTTCTTTGATACTAAAATTCTTATTTTGAAAGAATACATTTGTTGCTTGGAAATGAACACAATCTTTACGAATATAGATTTGTTTTTCAACTTCTTTATTTAATTCCTTTTCTTTTTCAAGTAAATATTTATTGTATCTATCAGATATATTAACTTCTTGTGAAATAGAATTTCTAAATTTACGAACATCTTTTTCAATTGTTTTATGTAATGATTTAATATGATGTAAATTTTGAATATCCTGTGCGATAATTTCTATTTCATTGTTGTGTTCTTCTAATTCTAATTCGCTAATAGTAATACTATTTAAATTACATTTCAAATTTTCAATATCATAAGTGCATTCGCTACTTGCTGGGTCTAACTTTTCTGTTTCTTGACATTTATTTTTTGCGGCTTCAATGATATTAACAATTTTACTTTTAGAAATACGAATCCACATTTCTTGTCCGCCAAGTTCCTGCCTTTCAAAAACACCAGTTTCAAGCCGATTTGTATGTTTATTCAATATCTTTGTTAATGCTAAATCACCCACGATAATAGGTTCTCCAGAAGCATCTACCACCGAATTACCATTATCTTCTTCTAATGATTCAGGTGTATTATATCTTACGATTCTTGGTTGTCCTAACTTCTTTAAATTACATCCCGCTGCTGATTTCTCATCTTCATCTGCATTTGCAACAATTTCTGTATGTCGTTCCTTTAATAATTCGTGTTGTTCTTCAGTAGATACTAATTTTTCTTTTAATTGTTCTTGTAAATTGTCAATATCTAATTTACGATAATGTTCTGAAAGTAAATAATAATGTAAATAGAGTCCGTGATCAGATTGTTGCGAGGCCCATTCTAAACGTCGTTGATCACTATCAATAGATTTACCAAAATCTAAATAGGGTTTTCTATATAATGATTCTAATTCTTTAATAATATCATCATTAATATTGTTTTTACTATCGCCTTTACTATCGCCTTTACTATCGCCTTTACTATCGCCTTTACTATCGCCTTTACTATCGCCTTTACTTTGTTTAGATTCTAAATGTTTTTCTTTTTGTTTTTCATTCTCTTTTTCTAATTCTTCTACTTGACTTTCTAATTTTAAGTGTTTTGTATCTTGTAAATCAGATATTTTGTCTGCGTGAATAATATCTAAATCATTAGAATCGTATCCGAAGAAACTTAGCATAGGTTCAACTTCGGTAATATTTCCAGTTTTCTTTATTTCAGATTGATAATGATTAATTATATTATCTAAAGTTGGTATCAAGTTTTTCAGTGCTATATTATATTCATCTTTTGTTAATGGATTTGTCATTGGAAAGTAATAAAATACAACATTATTTGGATAATCTAAGGTTGTAATCTTATCATCAATATCTTCAGTTAATTGTTTTCCTAAATCAACTGTTTTAGTTAAATTTTTATATTTCTCTTCATAAATTTCATCAAATGTAATTTTGTTTGGACCATATTTAACTTGTAAATTTAAAGGCATTCTCAAGAATCCAATAATATTTAATTGTTCTCCATTACGAATAGTATGAAATGGACGATTCACATAAAGATGAGAAGAATCATTTATATTTGACTTCGTATTATTATATATATCGTCTCCACCATCACCACCATCACCACCATCATCACCATCACCACCATCATCTCCACCATCATCTTCATTTTTATCAATTAATTTAATTTTATTTTTCTTTTCAATAGGTAAAAATCTATTAATTGGTCCTAAGAATACATTATAATCAATATTGTCTGTAATCGCTTCAAATGATTGACATATAGCAGGTTTATTACAATGACGAATCGCGAGTGTTTCCAAATTAATATAATTGATATCTTTGTTTGAAACTCCTTCACCAATTCTAATTAGATGACCCATATTAGAATCGCCTTTTGTTTTGTATGGTGCTAACTCACTTAGTAAATTATTAACCATTTGGTTTTGGTTGGAACCTTTTTTATTGCCTTTTGGATTAGTAATATAGTTAATATTTTCTATTTCTTTATAAATATTTTCAACAATATGATGATATCTTTTATCATAGGAATCTTCGTCTGATTTACCACGACCAGACTGATTTAAATAAATCTTCTTACTGGCAATTACAATAGGAATTAAATGTTTATGGCGGAAATCCCCATTAATGTATTGTTCTGATAGTGGTTGTGGGTCACTTTCTGGAACTTTAACATTACCGTCATTATCAGTGCATTCAAGTTGTAAATCAATTAATCTATTAATTTCTTTGTGTATTTTTTCTTTTATTAATTCATTATTTCTTAAAAATGATGATATTTTTTCCATTTTAAGTTTTAAAAGTTCATTCTTCTGTGTTGCTAATTTATACACTTTTTCTTCTTCTGCTTTTTCTATTCTTTCTACCTTTTCGGCAGTTTCAACAATATTTATATCATCATCATCATCTAAATCAAATTCATCTTCGACTTGATAATTAGATGACCCAACTGAAGATGTTTCAAATCTTGTTGAATCATTATCATTATCATCATCATTATTATTATTATTAATTTGAATTGTATTATATTTTTTAATAATGATATCATCATCATCATCATCAAAATCATAATCAAAGAAATTATCAGATTCAGAATCATCATCATCATCGCCTTTTACATCATCATTGTTATCGTCATTCTTACCGTCCCCTTTAATCTTATTTTTAAGTTTATTTTTAAGTTTATTTTTTCTTAATTTCTTTTTACCAGAAGTATATTTTGATGTTTGACTTTCAATAAAATCATCAGAACTAACATCGCTAATATCTTCCTGAACTTGTATTTTTTCATCTAAATCCATACCTAAAAATTCCGCAATTCCTTTGGTGCTTTTTCTGGACCCTCCTTCTAAATGATATTCATCATCACTGTCTTCGTTATTCTCTGAACTACTGCTGTCACTGGATGATAATGTATTAGCAATGATTTTGGCTTTATCTTGTCCTTTTCCAAAACTAAAAAAAGACTTATCTTCTTCCATTCCTTTTTTGATAATTAAATTATCTTGAAAAGGACAATATTCCATATTTTCATATTCAGAATCTATAGGTAAAATAACTTCTTTTGTCTCTGGATTAATAACAACATAAGTTCCTTTTATAGTCATATCTGTATTATTATTATTTGTATCAATATCTCCAAATTGTTTTTTAAAATTAATCCAATCTGGATTCTCTATTTCTACATCATTTTCATCAACCTCATTTTTGCTATGAATAATATTATATCTGGATATACCTGAAAATTTTGGAATATCTTTGTTGGAATAAAATAAGTATTTAAATTTAACATCATCATTGGAAGGTTTTGCTATCCATATTCCGTTTGGATTTTTGGCCATTAAATAGACTGCTTTATCATCTAAATCGGCAATAGAACTATTAGCAGTTGTATTTAAATGAATACGACATCCTGGTTGTAAATCGCCACTTTGTTGATGTTGGCATTCATCTTCTTTTGTTAATTCTGGTTTATATTCTGGAATACCTAAGGGGAAGGTTTGGTCTAAAAAGTCTTGTAAAATAGTTTTCTCATTTTTAGAAATATTACGGGTATTATAGTATTTTAAAAGTTGTTCTCTTAGGTCTGTGTGTTTAAAATGCTTACCATCATCTGATAAATCATTGATGTGACCCACTTTGCTTAGAGCAGGGGACACTTCTAATTTACTAAAGACTGGGTATGTTTTATCTTGAATTCTAAAAAGTAATATTCTATTGTTTGGTAAATAATTAACCAAAGCACCTATTTCATCACCAGTTTGATTATTAGAAAGAATGCTTCCTGCTCCATACTGTTTGTAATTAATATCCATTTTACTTAATCTTAACTTAATTTTAAATCAATTCTAATATTATTCTTTAAATTTCTTAAATTTTCTTAAATTTTCTTAATATTTCTTAATATTTCTTAATATTACTTAATATTACTTAATATTAATTATTGTCTCGGTTTTATTTCTGATTTGATAACATAAACAATAATCTGATTACAAGTTATATATTTCAAATTCGGTTTGTCAAATATAACTACAAAATAATTATTTAATAATTGATAATACAAATTAATTATTTAAAATTGATTATTTAAAAATAAATAATACAAATTAATTATTTAAAAATAAATAATACAAATTAATTATTTAATAATAAATAATACAAATTAATTATTTAATAATAGTAATAGTAATTATTGATTATTGATTATTGAGTATTGAGTATTGAGTATTGAGTATTGAGTATTGATTTTTAATTATTAAAATGAGTCCAAAAAAAAATAATAAGGGGGAAATCCAATTTACGGATTACCCAGATTTTAAACCTAATTTAACACCTAAAGAAATATTTGAATTAGGTTCATTTGGTGGAACATATTGGAGACCAATCTATTCAACTGTTAATAAAAAAAAGTATAAAAATAAGCATAAAAAGTTTGCTAAATGGTGGAAAAATATTCCAGATGAACATCTAACAAAATCATTTGATGAATATGATAAAACTATAAATAAATATAATGTTCGGGTTGGAACAACATTAGAATATTGGCAAGAAAAAGGGTGGATTAATAGTCAAGACCCATATGGTTGGGTAGAATGGTATTGTCATTTTTATAATGGAAGGCGATCAGATGATGATGAAAGACAAGTTTCGAGATGGAAAGGTATTGCGAGTGAGAATGGTAGATTTCGTAAAAGATTAATTAATATGATTAAAGATAAAAAAGCAAAATATGATGATATACAAATAAGTCCAAAAATTAGACAAACATTATTACATTGGGGTTATATTGTTAAAAAGAAAGATGTTTAAACCTTTTAACATTTAAAAGGTCGATAAAACTAACTTACCCGAATTTTTTATTTTAATTAAAGATTATATGTTGAAACCCATTTTTCATTTACTTCACATTCACATTCACTCCAAGCATTCACAGTGGATACTCTATCATTTCTTTCTGTTTTATAATGTGAACTAGCAAATTGATTTAGTGGAGAACGACCTTGATATATTTTTTCATTATGTATAATTACATTTTTTGAAGAATCATATATACCAATCCAAGTTTTACTAATCCCTATAGTATGGCGAATACGTTGTCCGTTTGTAAAACATTTACTCATATCACGACATTTAGTAACTGATGATTTTGAATTTGTTGATTGATTATCTTCTTCGTCTTCTTTGTCTTCTTCTTCTTCTTTGTCTTCTTCGTCTTCTTTTTCTTTTTCTTCTTCGTCTTCTTTTTCTTCTTTTTCTTCTTCGTCTTCTTCGTCTTCTCCTTCTTCATCAGTTAATATCTTAGAAGTATCAAAATAAGTATCAAAAACTGAAATGTCACGGTTATTCAATATTGAAATCTTCTTGTTCTTCTTTTCTTTTACTGAATATTTAACCCAAAAATCTCCATCTATTAGGTCAAAGAATGTCTTAACTTCTTCTGGTGAAACACGAAAGAACTCACGTTTAGGATTAATTCGGTCTGTATATTGTGAAAGCAAATTATGGAGTGTGGTTTCTTTTTGTTTAGGATTTAACACTTTTTTTGCGAATTCTATTTCATATGGGGTTGGTGGTCTCCAAGTATCAGAACTATTCGCTTCATTTAATCTTATTTCTGGTGTTCTCTCAGTCATACCAACTTTAAGAATACCAGGCATTGAATCATTTGAAAAGCAATATAAATACCCGTCTGACATTTTTAGTGGGATAAAAGACTTAATACTATTATATATTACTTAAAAGTATTTCAATTTTAAATGTTAAAATATGTTTTAAAAAATAAAGTAATATATTAAATTCATTACGCCCAATATGATTCTTAAAAATCTATATGAATGCAATGAAATGAATTTAGAGATAAGTCTTTGAAATAATCAAGGCTTTTTAAAATATGCTTTGGATT